CCTATTTAAGGGAATCCTATACTATTACTTAGTATTATTTATCTGCAAATTGACACAATGACAACAAAACGAAACGGAAAATATTTTATGTTTCCATGTTTGCAAGAAAAAGGATGGGGAGGGGGTCTGACAGAAAGACCACCAGGCGGCTACTAAGTCCCTTAAATACCTCAAAAAATAAAAAGCCACTTACAATAACACCCATTGACTTTCACCGTAAATAGGCTATTATAAATTTATAACAATTCACTTTCACGTTGCGAATCGCAACTACATTTCCAACAAATTTTTAAAAACAAAAAAGAGTGTTTCGGACAGGAGAATGATATATGACCGGAAATGAGTATCAGAAATTAGCCATGCGGACGAAAAACCGCAAGGCGACAGAAAAAATTTCGGATAAACTTGATTTGCTTAAATTTTGCAAAAAGAACAATATCGCATCTGCGTTGCAAGATTATGACCTTGGCGGCATCTTCAATTCTTGTTTGGGGTTATCCGGCGAGGTTGGAGAGTTCAACGACATGATTAAAAAGTGGATTTTCCATGAGAAGCAGCTTGATATTGACCATGCCAAGAAAGAAGCAGGAGATATTTGCTGGTACCTAGCAATGCTTTGTGAATCCTTCGGTTGGAGCCTTGATGAGATCATGCAGATGAATGTAGACAAGCTTAAGGCACGTTATCCGGAAGGGTTTGACATTGAAAGAGCAAACCACAGAGCGGAAGGTGATGTTTAATGGCAAGCTGCAGCAATGAGTTGATGAAAACCGAGTATTCCACAGCTTTTGATGAAAAACGCAAAGGATTGATTGAACAGTCGTATTACAAATACGGACCGGCAAGAATGAATTTTGTAAACGGGAATGTGGATGCAATCGAAAGTTTGAAAATGTGCCTTGCCATGTTTGAAGAGACCGGAAATCTTGAATACCTTTGTGATGTTGCAAATTATGCCATGTTCCGGTTTATGTTTCCACAGCAGGGCGAGTATTTCGAACATACGGACTCTGATTCATCTGCCGGGATCTTCGGTATGAGCGTAAATGAAATGGAACGATTCAAACAGGAACACAGCTTTGAGGATGGGAGATATTGATATGATTTTAAATATAATCGCTACGGCGATAGATGCCCTTGTAATACTTGGACTCATGGGAGGACAGGTAAAACAAAAAGACAATTCAAACGTAAGAGGGTATTTGCTTTCATACGCGATTTTTGCAATGAATATTATTGTCATTTGGAAATGATGGGCTATCGCCAAACGGCAAGGCACAGGATTTTGATTCCTGCATTCCGGGTTCGAATCCTGGTAGCCTAATTGGTTGCATGCTGACGTTTCATGTAACCACGTATGTTTTTCATATGTACTTGAACCCTTGGTTGAGTGATTCAAGCATTTGGGTTCCTCCTTTCGCCACTAGGACGATTCTGTTAAGGACGGTGCGAGACCGTCCGGTGGTATTCTATCATGCATCTATCCCACGGTGCATGAGCCATGAAATTAGGTGGTGGCGGAATAGGTAGACGCGCAGATGGAAGAGACAGGACAAAGATTAAAAACTCATGGTTGAAGTCCTATGGGTTCGATTCCCTCCAATGTGAACAGTGCACGGTTTATGTGAGGTTCAAATCCTCACCCACCTACTCGGTCAAATTATGCTGTCTGCTTGCAGGCGGTCTATGTTTTGGCTGAAATACGATGCTTGTCTATTGCTCTGCAATAATTTAATTCGGAGTAGAACCATGCAAATAGGCTTGCATGGTAACATTGAGTTGCCGGTGAAATGCTGTAAACCGGATAGTGCAAGGCATAGCACGATAAACATTATTGCTAACCGTCTGATGGCGGTTATGGGGATTTAATTCAGTGGCAGAAGACACGGCTTATATCCGGGTTGTCGCGGGTTCGATTCCTGTAATCCCCACAGGTGATGTTGCCAGTACACCCCTAGTGTGTTTATTACAGAAATGCAGGTGCTAATCAATATACCGGTTAAACTTAGCACAGGTAACTGGATTGAGCGGTTGTCATTCAAAAGATGGCGGTAACCGCTGACTAAAAGAACCTTGCACTTAGTGTAGTGTGGAGCAAGGAAAAACGGAAACTACACGACATGGCTTGTTAGCTGAGATGGATTAGCGACAGACTGAAAATCTGTATAGGGCGGCTCGATACCGCCACAAGCCATTGAGCGGTGTTAGTAGCACCGTGCCATTCTGAAGCGCAAGGAATGGTTCGGGTAGGGAACTTCCATGCCCGGCGCGTGCAGATATAATCCTAACTGGTAAGGAAACTGTTTGCTAAACAGTCAGTAGCCGGAAACGGTGTTTCGGTTCGAGTCCGAATATCTGCGTTTATCCTTATCTCCACTTAGTCGGGTGCTGCTGCAATAGTTCCGGTCGATGGGAGACTTATGGATGGTAGCGGTATAATTGGTAACAGAAAACCCCTCCGTGATTAGAAATTGCAGATTTGAAAGCGGTTGGCATGGTTTTGGCTGACAGGGTTCGATTCCCTGTGTCGCTATTCGATGATAAAAACATTATGGAATATTTATATCAAACAAAAGACACGGAATCTCATGAGGATTCCGATTTTTGCTATGATTTGGGGCGTAAGAATGTGTGAATTTTGTTGCAAAATAGGAAAATTGGAAAAAATCAAGCAAGGAGCTTTTAAAGGCGGATATTATCCAGAAAAAAATGAAACACAAATTGTTGAATTTGAAAGTGCATTTCATTTATTCTTCGGATGCAGCGACCCTTTTATGTCTGGAATCGGAATCGAAGACATAAAATTTTGCCCTATGTGCGGCAGAAAGTTGGTGTAATATGTGTGAATTTTGCGAGAAAAAATTTCCTATCATAACACATTATGGCAAATTTAAGATTGATAAGTTGTCAAATAAGCCTGTAATTACATGCGACTTGAATAAATGTCCGTCCTTTGCGGTGTGTAGCAGTAAAGATATGAATGTTGAAATGGTAATGGAAATAGCTTATTGCCCTATTTGCGGTAGAAAGGTGGTGTAGCGGTGAATCTTGCAGAAGCAAAGAAAAAGTATTATCCAAAATACAAATATGCACTTGTTAATGCCAAAAGCAACAGACCACATTCACTTTATGTTGATAGAAAAACAGCCGAAGAAGAAAGATGCGATTTATGGAAATGTTATGGTGCGGTGCTAATTGTTATTGATTTGTCAGGTGTGGAGAAATGAACGAAACTATTTTATATATTTCAAAATCGGAACAGGATATACGAAGTTTTCTAAAATATCTTCAATCAAAGCTAAAAGCAGAACAAAAGGAATGTACCCTAGATGAAAAACACAATATTTTAAAAGTACCAAAATATTACGATATTGTCGGAAAGAGCATTTACGGCAACATGCTTGGCGTAGGCTATGGATATTGCAAATATTATTGCTTTTCAGAAGCGTATGATAGAAATAAATACAGCGATGCAGAAAATGAAAAACTTAAAGATATTCTTATGCACACAAGAGAGGGTGCGGAGAGAATATCAGGACTTGATATTTTGTATATGCTAGGATTAGTTTAAAAGGCGGTGGAATGATGAAGCAGGAAAAAGAAATTTTATGCACATGTATTAATCATGAAAATTGTCCATTAGACCCGGTTAGTTGCGGATGTTCAATAGAAACTACGACTTTTGAAGATGCTTGTAGAGGTGAAAGAACATTCATTCCGGGAATAATCGAATGTGATAAGTGAGGGTGGTTTATATGAAACATCAAAAAGAATGGCGCACTTGCGACAGGTGCGGTGCTGAAATAAAATTCAAGCCAAGACAACAGCTACAATATGTGCCGTGTGGTACATATTCAGAACCGGTAGCTAGATTTACAGAAGATGAAATTTCGTGCGAGCTTTACAAAACAAGATTTTGCGGAAAACTTAAGAAAACTTATGAATTATGCCCTAAATGCAGAAAGGATTTTGAGAGGTTTATGAGAAATGACTGTTAATATGGGAACAAAAACCTATGAAATGAGCCGAAAGCAGGCAAAAGCTATCCTTGGAACGGCTAAGAAACTTGCAAATTGCAACATATACGGCATTGAAAAAGGCAATGTGGTGATTATGCTGAATGAAAAATATGAGGACAATATGAGCCTTAAGAAAGCAGTAGATGAGTATAAAAAGAAAGGGTTCAAGGTGCATTGGAAATGAAAATAATCAAAGAAGGCAGCCTTAGGTACGAAAGAAAACCTTTAAAGTTTGAGTGTAAGAATTGCAAAACCGTTTTTGAAGCGGAAAAGACTGAATATGAATATTGTGGAGATCAAAGGGAAGGCGATAACTACAAGTGTGAATGCCCATTGTGCCACAAAATGGTATATTACAATTAAAAGACAACCGGCTAACAAATTGAGTTAGTCGCTAACCTAGAAAAATTATAGGCAGAGGTCAAGGCACTTCTGCTTTTGCGGAGGTGCTTTTTATTTGGCTTCAAAGCAGTTAATCAATGCAGTAAATGGATATGAAAATTACATACAGAGAAAAGGCGTTGATGAACAGGTAATAGATGCATACATACAAGCCGTAGCGGTTGCCTTAAGGACAGAACATGACGTTGATTATGGATTGAAAATATCCGCAAGGGCAAAGCAACTTATAGCAAGCTATGTCAAGCAATATACAGGTGGCAGAGTTGCAGACTTAGAAGTGTATGCCGGGGAACATGATACGACATACAAGGTGCTTCAACAATTCTACGATGTTTTGATGTATGAATCAGCCTATCTTGTGGACAGCTTTTTTTATTACATTGAAATTGATGAAAAGGATCCGTGGAAGAGATTTTATTTCCCAAGAAGAAAAGTGCTACAGCCTGTAGTCGGAGCATACCAGGAGATTTATGATGGAAAATTGGATTTTCTGTCTGTATCGCAACCGAAAAGAACCGGAAAAACAACAGGCGGTCTAAAATTGGCGCAGATGATGGGGGGACGCGACCCGGACGGAAGTATATTCGGTGTTGGAAAAGGAGAAGGACTTGTTAAGCGATTTTATGGTGGCTTATTGCAAGGCTTTGAAACGGAAAGCACGTACAACAGATTCTTAAGCGTTTTCCCGGAAGCAACAAAGATAGGAGAAAAGGACTATAAAAGTGCTGAAAACCTATCAATCGACCTTAAAAGCAAAAACACCTTCCCAACATTTATCTGTAGACCGATTGATGGTGCAATCGTAGGATGTACCGAAGCAAATGTGCTTGTCTATATTGATGACTGCGTTAAAAACCATGAGGAAGCACGAAATAGAGATAGATTGGAGTTTCTTTGCGAGAAAGTAACAGACGATGTTCTCGGTAGACGATTAGAGGGAACACCCATTATCATACAGGGAACGAAATACAGCTTGTACGATCCAATTACGGATTTACAAAATAAAGCCGATGAATTGGAGTGGAGATGGAAAGAAGTTGCGATTCCGGCACTTGACCCAATCACAGATGAAAGCAATTGGGAGATTTATCGAAAAGATAAAAAGGGATTGCGGAAGATATTCACAACCGTTTACTACCAAAAGGAACGAAAACTTGTTTCGGAAGAAACGTGGGCGGCAGAGTTCCAACAAGAACCATTTGAAGCAAAAGGGCGAATGTTTGCGGAGAATGAGCTTAATTATTTTGAGGAACTTCCTGTTGATCGAGAACCAGATGCAATTATGGCGGCTTGTGACAGTGCTGATAAGGGAGAAGATAGCTGCTCAATGCCGATTGGCTATGTGTACGGCAACGAGGTTTATATCGTAGATGTAGTGTTTGATAATGCCGGAACACAGTTTACCAAGCCGGAATGCGCAAATATGCTTATTAAGCACAACGTAAAGACGGTTACATTCGAGAGTAACAGTGCCGGAGAATATTTTGGTCGAGATGTAATGGACATTGTAAAAAATCAAGGCGGAAGATGTAGCGCACGGTTTAAGTTTAATTGTTCAAACAAAATAACTCGAATGGAAAATGCAAGAGATAATATCATTCGTGATTATTATTTCCGCGATTTCAAGAAAATGGACAGGCAGAGCCAATATTACAAGTTTATGAAAGAACTTACAACCATGACAAGAAGTGGAAAAGTAAAGCATGATGATGCACCGGATTCAGTTGCTTTGTTTGAGAACGAGATGCGAAGCGGAACACAGGCAAAGGTAGAAGCGGCAGTAAACCCATTTAGGAGGTATTAGGATATGACAACAGACAAATATCTTTCACAGATAAGCAGAATTGACCATGCGATTGCAAATAAGCTGGAAGAAATCAAAAGGCTATCCGATATGGCAACTTCTATATCTATATCTCCGAAAGAGGTAGATGTGCAATCATCCGGCAATCCCGACAAAATGGGGAGCGCGGTATCGAAGATTGTTGATTTGCAGAATGAGGTTCAGACACTTGTAGATGAATTGGTTGATAAAAGACGGATTATCATATCGCAAATTGACAGCATGGATAATACAGATGTATATATCGTGCTTTCATCACACTATGTCAATGGAAAAGATTGGAACTTGATCTCTGTTGAGATGAAATATTCCTACAGGAACATTATGAAACTTAGGAAAAGAGCATTGCAGGAGTTTGAAAGACGTTATGGACAGCTTTACTCTGAAAAGAGTGCATAAAAGTACACAATAGTTCACACTCTTTCACAACATTTCCTAAAACTTGCATGGTATACTAAAAGAGTAGAAAAAACAAAATCCTACAACCACAAAAGCATATAACCCGTAAAAAGCACTGTCAGAAATGGCGGTGTTTTTTATTTACAAGAAAGAGGTTGCTATGAAAAAAGTAACTATATATTGCCCGGATTGTGGAAGAATTGCCGGACATTATGATGGGAGATCTACGATAGATCATCCGTGTAAATGTAAAAAATGCAATCATATTGTGATTTATCGCGTGGCAACAGGCAAAATTGAAACAAAGCCAATACCAAAACGCGCTTGCAGTAGTGGAGTTTTATTTATATGAATACACAGTATTTTCATGACCTTGTAAAAGGCAGATATGGAAGAAAAATTGCATATGCTAACGTAGAACAGATTACGGCAGACAATATCGTAAATGTTGTCGGAAATTGCATTGGTGCATTTTATTTCAACAAGACGGTCATTCGGTATCTGTGGAACTACTACAAGGGCGATCAGCCTGTATTGTACCGAACAAAGGTACAGAATGCGGATATAACCAATAAGGTGTCTGAAAACCATGCCTATGAGATTGTTCAATTCAAGGTTGGTCAGACTTACGGTGAGCCAATTCAGCTTATCAGTAGGAAAGACGATGACCGTATAAACAATGCGGTTGATGAATTTAACGATTATCTGACAGATGCTAATAAGCAGGAAAAGGACATTAAGGCAGGGGAGTGGCAATCAGCAACCGGAACGTCATTTAAGGCGGTACAGATTACAAAAAATGGAGATATACCATTTAGAATTGTTGCACCAACACCAATGAACACTTTTGTTATCTATAGTCGTTCCACAGAAGAACCACTTTTAGCAATCCAAGAGCTTAAGGACGCCGATGGACAGATGTATAAACTCTGCTACACGGATTCATACGAATGCAAGATTGTAAATGGAGAGGTTCGAGATTGGAAACTGCATGGCTTTGGTGGAATCCCGATTGTTGAGTTTCCGAACAACCATGAGCGCATTTCTGATATTGAGCTTGTGATCGGACTATTGGATGCAATCAATACAATGCAGTCAAACCGAATGGATGGTGTTGAGCAGTTTGTTCAGTTTTGGATAAAGTTTGTAAATTGCGACATTGACCCGGAAACCTTTGAAAAAATGAAGATTTCCCATGCGCTGACGGTAAAATCCAATAATGAGCAGAATAAATCAGATGTTGACATTATGACACAAGAGCTGAATCAGACAGAGTGCCAAGTTGCAAAGGATGATTTATGGGATAATGCACAGTCCATTCTTGCTATACCGAATAAGAACAACAATAATTCCGGTGGAGATACACAGGGAGCTGTTGAGCTAAGAAACGGATGGGACTTCTCAAAGTCGAGAGCAAAACTGAAAGACCCAATCGTAAAGTCGGCTGAAAAAAGACTCGCAAAAGTTGTTTTGAATGTGATTCGTATACAAGATCACGATTTGGGGCTGAGTTTGCGCGACTTTGATGTTCAGATTAACCATAGCCCGCAAGATAATATGTATACCAAGTCACAGACCCTATATCAACTTTTACAAGCTGGTATTCATCCGCTTGTGGCAATTAAATCTGTAGGACTTTGGGGAGATGCGGAAAAGACATTCTTGTTGTCAAAACCATACTTGGATAATTTGTGGAAAACCATTGATGATGTAGAAGCACAGGAACAAAAAGCACAGGAATTGATAAATAAAATGAATACAGATGGCACACAGAGCCAGACAAACAAAGATAAGACAGTCACCGAGTAATCGGCGGCTGTTTTTATTTTATAAAAATTCGCAAAGTTGTGAGCGTAAAAATCAACAATGTCGTTCGGTGTCGTTGCACCGTATAAAAATTCGTATGACATATAGGAGGTAATGAATGAAGAGAGAAGATCTGATTGCTATGGGATTAAGCGAGGAAAACGCGGACAAGATCATGGCAGATTACGGAAGTTCCGTACAGAGAGCCAAAGCAAAGGCTGACGAGTACAAGACAAAGGCTGACAAAGCTGAAGAGTTGCAGAAGCAGCTCGATGATATCGAACAGGGAAAGCTTACGGAAGTCGAGCAGGCAAATAAGAACCTCGAAAAAGCCAATGCGAGAATCGCGGAACTTGAAAAAGCGCAGGCAATAGTCACGCAGAGAGCCAATGCCGCATCTAAATTTAATGTTACCGCAGAGCAGGCAGCACAAATCGTAAAAGACGATGGCAGTTTTGATTATGACGTTCTTGGAAAGATTATCTCTGAAAAAGAGACCGCCGCAGCGCAAGCCAAGGAACAGGAGATTGCAAAAGGCAGTACAAATCCGGGTGGCGGAACGGCAGGCGGTAATAAAGACAACGAAAAGACAGCGGATGTTGAGAATGCTGAAAAGATTACTTTTGGAAGCAATTCAGCTACCGCAGAAGCAAAAAATCATTATGTAATTTAGGAGGTAAAAATCATGGGTAAGCCTATTGAAAGAGATTTTACTCAAGAACTTGGTATTTTAAAGCATTTCCCTTATTTGGGAGCGGCTTGTATTGTTCCGCAGACAATGGTATCTGTTGCTGACGGAAATGGAAGAAAGATTGTAAAGGGTGGAACACCGTTTCCGTCTAACGATGAAAACTGTGTCGGATATCTGCTTAATGATGTTGACGTAACGATGGGTGATGCACCGGGAACTTACGTTTACGAGGGCGATATCGACAATGCGAAACTTACAAAGAACGGAGTAACTGTTGAGGAAACGGCAAAAGCCAAAACCCCAAGAGTTACTTTTTTTGATTAAGGAAAGAGGTGTAAATTATGGCATTACCATTAGCAGAAGCATTTACCGCGAGAAGTCTCGGTGTAATGTGGAATAACTATGAAAAAACTTTAGGTTCAGGGCCTTATCTCGGCAGACAGAAGTTTGGCACAAGAAAGCAGGAAAGCCTTGACCTTAGATTTATCAAAGGCAAGAGCGGGCTTCCGGTTTCTCTGAAAGCATCTAACTTTGATGCACAGGCAGAGTTGAGAGATGTTGGCGGTTTCTCTGATATCCAAAACGAGATGCCTTTCTATCGTGAGTCCTACATGGTAACAGAGAGAGAGGAGCAGGAATACGACAATTACAGAAATGCAGAGAACACTTCTCTTGCAAATGATGTACTTCGTGAGATCAGCAAAAAGCCTATGATGCTGATCGAGGGCGCGAGAGTCGTACCAGAGAGACAGATTTGGAGCTTGCTTGCACCGGCTGACGGTGTACCGAAGATTGATGTAAATATCGGAAAGAAGAAGTACACAGTCGAGTACACCTCAGATGCTGGCGAAGCACACAAGAAAGATCACTTTGTTGAGATTTCAGGTGAAGCCGATAAGTGGAACGTTCCGGCAACGGCAACACCGCTTGATGATCTTATCGAGACAAGACGTAACTTTGCTAAGAAAACCGGATATTCTCTTACAAGATTCAGTATGAACACAGAGACATGGGAAATGGTATTAAAGGCAGAGGATACAAAGAAACAGGTTCTCGGTATTACTGCATACACAGGCGGTATTCGTTTACAGCAGTCGCAGGTAACTGAATATCTGCGCGGCTACGGAATTGAGATCGAGGTATACGATAAGTTATACGTTGATCCGGCTGACGGTCAGACAAAATACTTTATTCCAACAGGAATTGTATCTTGTCAGTGTGCCGGAGTTTATCTTGGTGACTATGTATTCGGAAAGACACCGGAAGAGAGAAGCGGAAGTCTTACAGACGGAAACCTTTCTATCGTAGAAACCGGAATTGCGGTTTACACATATGCTACAAACCATCCAATCAATACTCACTGCGTAGTATCCATGATCGGACTTCCAACATTTGAGGGAATGGACAGCGTTGTTGTAATGAAAGTTATGTAGGAGGTGATCCAGCGTGGTAGCAACACACACAATTAAATGTGGTGGAAAATGGTACAAGGCAGGAGAAAAAATGCCGGAGAGTAATTCTCCGGTATCTTCCGTTGGGTATACAAAGACCGAAATTAACAGAATGAGTACCGCAGACTTGCAAAAACTTGCCGCAGAGCAGGGAATTGAAAACGCACAAGCGACAAGCGGTGCGGAACTGAAAGAAATTCTGATTGCAAAATTTAATCTGTAGGAGATCGCTTATGTCATACACACTTGTCGAACAGGTAAAAATTCGTTTAAAACAATTTCATATAGAAGAGGTAGAGGATGAAGTGACCGGAGAAAAGTCCGATAAAGTTGTGTTTGATGAAAAAGAATGTAACCCTTTGATTGAACAGCTTTTAGAGCAGGCAAGAAAAGAGATTATCAGCAGACGGAACTATCCGGACACATACACGCAAGACCAGATCGACAGTGATGTTAAGAACTATGAAAACATTATGGTCAATTTGGCAGTGTACGACCGGTCGCAGGCAGGAGAAGCATACATGGCAAGTTTCTCCGAAAACGGTGTGAGCCGGACATGGAAAGACCGTGAAAGCCTTTTTGTTGGAGTGTTTCCGTTTGTAAAAGCAATGTAATTAAAGAAGATTGAGCGTGACCATTATGGTTGCAGGCGGCGTACATTAAGCGGTGGTGGGCAGTGCGTCAAAAGGAGATTCAAATGAAAAGTATTTTGATTCAAACTTATCTTGTAGTGCTTCCGATAGTGCTTGGATATATAGTTTGGCTTCTTAAACAGCAAAAGAAAAGCAGGGATGCGAACAGTAAAGGAACAATGCTCCTTTTGCGCGTCCAGCTTATTGAATACCATGCAAAGTACACCAGAATCGGAGAAATACCGTCATATGCCTATCAGAACTTCTGTGAGATGTATGATGCGTACCATGCGTTAGGTGGAAACGGAATGGTTACGAAAATGAAACATGAGATTGAAGAGATTCATATAAGGAAAGGAGATAAAAGCCATGAGGAATTGGAAGGATTGGACTAAGAAAGCCGGAATCCGAGCAATCAAGACTGTTGCGCAGGCGGCTATTGCAGGAATTGGAACGGCGGCATTTATGGGCGCGGTAGATTGGAAATATGTTCTTTCCGCATCAGTCCTTGCCGGAGTGTTATCGCTTCTGACAAGTGTTGCCGGAATCCCGGAGGAAAACACCAATGCTTGACATTAACAAGCAGGAAATGAAATATTCGCAATCCGGTCAGAGGGTATTCATCCCACAAACTGACGAAAATGGAGATATTGTCTATGAAGGGTACAAGGATTCCGATGGGAACTTTGTACCTTATTTAGATTCCGAAGGAAACAAGATTCCAAAAGGCGAGGAAGTTGAAGGGTTTTCAGAACCTACGACATTCCAAGCCAACATCAGCAATAAGCTGTCAGAAGCCCTTGTGAAAGAATTTGGAATTGATGATAGTACATCATACTGTCAGCTTGTTACGGATAAAGGATATTTGCCACTGAAAGCCGGCGATGTAGTGTGGAAGCGTTCGGAAGTAAAACGCACTGATGATGGGCTTGTGGATTCAGAAACCGCAGACTACATCGTAAAAGGCGTTGCAGACGAAGGACTGACCACAGATTTATTTTTGCTTCGGAAGAATATTAAGTAGGTGATCGCATGGCAAAGAAAACTATTTCAATGACATTATCCTCTAAATCCATACAAGCCGCCATAAAGGAATTAGAAAAGTACCGCGATAGTTTACAAGCTAAATGTGATTTACTTGTTTCTAGGCTTGCACAGATAGGTCAGACGGTGGCAATACAACACATATCGGAATCACCATTAGGAAACACGATAACGGTAAGGGTAGATAAAGCACCACAGTTAATGACCTCGAATGCGATTCTGATTGCAACCGGAAAAACGGTAACGTCAGAAGATAGAGAACCGTTCTATACTTTGCTTGCGGTAGAGTTTGGAGCCGGTATTTTTTATAACTCCAAAGAGAACCCGAAAGCACCGGAACTTGGATTCGGTGTAGGCACATATCCGGGGCAAATACACGCTTTTGAAGATGGTTGGTACTATTGGGACGATAAGACCGAAACATGGCGTTATACCCACGGTATCAAAGCCACAATGCCTATGTACAATGCGGAACAACAGATTATTCAACAGTATGTAAAGATTGCAAGGGAGGTATTCGGTGGAAAATGAGTTAAATAGTTGGGCACTTGATTTTGAAGACACCTTATGTTCCCTTTTAAAATCGTACATGGAGAGCAAGGTAAGAGGAATTAAGGTGACGCAAGATGAAGAATCGGGCGGCACCGCAACATTCCCGACACTTTTAGTCAGACAAATCGGTGGCACAGAAGCCGGAAGGACTAATGAAGCAAAGACAATCAACGCAATTCGCCCAACATTTCAAATCACAATTACAAACAAAGGTTCAAGAAAGGCAACTAAGGACATCGCAGCATATGCGGTGTCTTTTTTTAAACAACAAATGTTTGAGGTATCAAATGTAATTCAAACAATTTCCAAGCAAGTGCGAACGGTTACATTCCGCGCAACTCGCGTAATTGGAAACATTGAGCATTTAGATCAGCTATAAGCAGAAAGGAAGTAGAAAATATGGCATCAACAAGTTATAAAACGCGTGTCATTGTAAAAGAGCACACGGAAAAACAGGCCGATTTTGCAGGAACATACAATCTTTTGGTTGCGGCTAAGTCAGTTCCAAGCCCTGCATCACCGCCAAACACAGTTGAGTCAACCACGATGGAAGATGACCAGCAGACCTTTGAAAAAGGAATTAAGACTTCTGATTCAAGAGAAATCACAGGAAACCTTGAAAAAGAATATCTTTCAAAGGTGGATGGATATGGAGATAAAAAACTTGATATTATCCATCTGTACGGAACTGACGGTATTGGTGGCGTAGCGAAGTACGCATATGTAGGAACTGCAACAGCAACACCTAACGATGTAGGTGGAAACGATGAAATCCTTGAAATGACGGTAACAGTTATTCCAAGTACAGCATCAGAGCTTGTTACAGATAAGCTGACTGTCGTTGATAACAACGATGGCACATTTACCGTAACAGTGGTGGGGTAAAAAGCCTATCGGACGAGCAATCGACCGCACCGGTAGGCGAGGATGAACGGTCGATCGCAGAACTTGAAGCAATAAGATAAGCAACAATGGGGCGGTGGCAACACTGCCCCTTGCCAATATAGGGCAGAAAGGCAAGGTAAAACATGAAAGTTAAATTAGGTGGAAAAGAATATACAATTCAGTTTGCAACAAGACCATCATTAAAATCACATATCTTACAGGATATTATGAAGACACAGGACATGGAAGATATTTCCTCTATGGAAGATATTCTTCTTGAAACGCTTCCTAAGACACTTCTTGTGGGATTGCAGATGCATCACAATGAAGAATTTGGATATGATTACAAAACAAACGAAGGCTACGATGAGCAGCTTGAGAAGGTGTCCGACATTCTCTATGATGCGATTGACACAAACGAGATTAACTGCATGGATTTATTCGCTGATATGCAGGAGGAAATGATGACAAACGGTTTTTTAGCGCAGATGATGGAGTCGTTGGAGAGAGCGCAGGAGCAGGAGAAAGAGAAGAAAAAGACCCCATCCAAAGCGAAAACCAAGAATTAACATGGGAATATTACGTTGCGGAAATCCGTCCGTTTTACCTTGTGGTAACGAAAGGCTACGGATTTTCCGTTGATGATATAGATATGATGAATCCAGAGTTGCTTAAGCCTTATGTGGATGCATACAAGGCAGAATGGAAGCAACGCGATGTGGAAATGTATATGTGGTTTGGCAGATATGCAACGTCAGCACTTGTGACCGCAATAGATGCTACATTCGGTAAGGGTAATAGTAAGTACGTGAAAGAAACTTGCTATGATTCCATCGAAAAGCATAATACGGACGATCCCGATGCTGAGATACGAGAAATGCTTAAAGCGGAAGAAGCATGGGCGGCTGAATCAAGGAAATCACATTTACCAAAGCCAAAGATAGTTTAAGAAAAGAGGTATTGCCATGGCAGTAATTATCGGAAGTGCGCGGCATGATGAACACGGCAACTGCTATTCTGGTGGAAAAGCCGGAGACCAGACCGGACAGGAAGTGTCTACGCAGAAGTTTTACAACCATTCTAAGGGATGGAATGTGTTAAGAGCAAAGGATAATAAGGTTGCGGAGAAGTTAGCTGAAGCTATGAAGATTGCGTGTGGCAACAAAAACATCGGCTATGACCAATCGGAACGCTACGGAGTCATTAAACATGGCATTAGCGCAAAGGTTAAGACGGAATGCGATTGTTCGTCCCTTGTACGTGCTTGTATTATCTATGCATCCGGCAAGGATGTGGGGGATTTTAATACATCTAATGAACGACCGGTAATTTTGAAATCCGGTTTGTTTGATGATATGGGTTCTTATCATGCCGGTTTTATTCTTCGCAACGGAGATATTCTTGTGACACGCATAAAAGGGCACACAGTTATTGTTGTAAAAGGCGCAAAGAAATGCAAAGCCAAGTATTATCCGAAGTATAAGGGAAACTCAAACTCAATCGTAGAAGCGTTAAAAGCGGTTGGGGAAGATGATGTGTCGAAAGAACATCGTGCGGAAATCGCAAAAAAGAACGGATTTTCCAATTTTAAGTTTACATCAGGGGAAAATTCAAAGATGATTTCTCTTCTGAAAAAGGGAAAACTGAAAAAGTAATTCAAGGGCGGTAGGGGTCAAATCTTACCGTCTTTTTAACCGGCTATCAATGTGGAAGATAGCCGCTAACCTAAAAAAGTTATAGGAAGTTGGTGGATAAATGGAATTAGAGTCTCTTGAAATAAAAATTCAAGCACAGGCACAACAGGCAAGCGGTCAGATAGATGCGCTTGTGACAAGGCTTGGGAGATTATCTTCCGCGCTTTCTGGACTTAGTACCGGGAATCTGAATAGTCTTTCCACAGGGGTAAACCGACTTGCAGGGGCAATGACGGCAATGCGTGGAATTGACACACGGACTTTTTCTGCGGTTGCAAGAAATGTAAGCAAATTAGGCTCCATCAACAGCAAACAGATTAATGCTGCGGCTGGTTCTATGCGTCAGATTTCCAATGCGGTAAAAGGACTTTCTGGAATGTCGGCATCTGTTAAGGGTCTGACCGACCTTGCGTCTGCGATCAAACAGCTTGGCTACCAGAGTTCCACCAAGGCGATTGAAAATATTCCGAAACTTGCCACAGCAATGCGACAGCTTATGTCTGAACTGTCGAAAGCCCCTAGTGTAAGCCGGAATATTATTGACATGACAAATGCATTGGCAAAATTATCACGTACCGGTGGAGCGGCAGGAACAGCGGCAAAAAGCATCACAAGCTCATTTAGCGGATTTAGTTCAAGTGCATCCGTGGTAACAAAGAAGTCGTTTTCCCTTGCATCTGCAATCGGAAAAGTGTATGCAACGTATTGGGCTTTATTCCGAGGATTTAGGCTACTTGGAGATGCCATTGACATATCATCCTCACTGACAGAGGTTGAGAACGTTGTAAGGCAGACATTCGGGCAGTATGAAAGCCTAATTAACAATTTCGCAAAAACATCAATTGAAAAATTTGGTATGTCCGAATTGTCTGCGAAACAGTTTGCAAGCCGTTTCCAAGCAATGGGAACCGCCCTTGATATTCCGCAAGGGCAGATGGCAAAAATGTCTATCCGGTTGACAGAATTAGCCGGAGATATGGCTTCATTCTATGATGTGAGCCAAGAAGATATTGCCAAGAGTCTGCAATCTGTATTTTCCGGTACTACGGCACCTATGCGGCGTTATGGTATCGACTTGACACAGGCAACATTAAAGGAATGGGCATTAAAGCAAGGGCTTGATGCAAACATTTCCTCAATGACGCAGGCTCAAAAAGCCATGTTGCGTTATCAGTATGTGCTTGCACATACAACCAATATCACCGGAGATTTCGCACGTACAGCCGATACATGGCATAACCAGATAACCATGCTTAAAGAGAACTTCAAAGCACTTGGAGCGGTTGTTGGTGGTGGTTTAATCAATGCATTCAAGCCATTTATCAAGGTACTTAATGCAGTTCTACAGAAGGTTATTTCCTTTGCGGAAATGGTAACAAATGCTTTAGGTTCTATCTTTGGATGGAGATATGAAGCAAGCAAAGGGGCAGGAATCAGCGGTCTTGCTGATGATATTGGAAGCGCGTCTGATGGCATGGACGATTTAAGTGATGCCGCAGGAAGCGCAGGGAAAAACACAGGCGGTATCGCAAAGAATGCCAAGAAAGCAAAAAAGGAAATCCAACAGGCAACGCGTGCATTTGATGAATTAAAGGTTATTTCAAAACAAAGTAAAGATAATACTTCCGGTTCCGGGAATAAAGGTTCTGGTTCTGGATCTGGTTCAGGTGCTGGTGGCGGCACCGGTGCTGATGGTGGATTAGTTCAGACGGACACCATCTTTAAGAAATTCAAAAGCAAAATCAAAGACCTTGAACAGTTGGGAGAGTCTATTTCCGGTGCGTTAATTAACGCAATGAAAAAAATTAAATGGGAAAAAGTGTATGCAAAAGCTGAAGGTTTTGGAAGGGGATTAGCCAAATTCCTTAACGGACTATTTAAAGGGCAAAAAGGAACAACGCTTTTCGGAGAAACCGGAAAACTGATCGCAAATTCATTAAACACGGTGCTTCATGGATTGGATTCGTTTGGAACGACATTTAATTGGAAGCAATTTGGAAATTCAATCGCAGACGGAATAAACAAGTTTTTCCAAAACTTTGACTTTGCATTATTGGCTAAAACGCTTAATTCGTGGGCGCAGGGCGCGTTTGATACAGTTACGACAGCATTAAGTAAAATTTCATGGAAGGATGTATGGAACGGAGCAAAGGAGTTTTTAAGCAACCTAGATGTAAAAACAGTTGGAATCATAATCGGTGCGCTGACAATCAAAAAAATTCTTGGATTACATCTTGCAAAAACCGCACTTGATATAATCGGAACTTCCATTTCAAAAGCAATAGCTGGTTCACTTGCATCAAGGCTTGGCGTTGAAATTGCGGCAAATGAGGGAATCTCGGCAGTATTGTCTACCGCTTTGTCAAAAAAAATAGGTGGGGCGTTTGCTACACTTGGAACAACTGTTTCAGCTGGTGTCAAAGCTTTATTCGGTAGCGGTGCGGCAGAGAGCGCACTTTCTTTTATCAGCCCGGTAGCAAAAGCTATAACCGGGATTGGCTCTGTTGCGATTGGCGCATTTACTGCAATATCAAACTTTGTGACCATGTTAAAGAACGGATTCAGTTGGCTTAATGAAGCACTTATGCTTGTCGGAGTTACGATTACGGCAGTCGGAGCGGTTATTTTAGGGGTAGCGGCAGCACCTGCAGCGATTACCGCAGGAATAGTAGCCGGTGTTGCAACGGCGGCTGTAGTAGTCAAGGATCATTGGAAAGAAATAAAAGGAATTTTCTCAAAAGCAGGAGATTGGTTTAATACTAATGTGATTAAGCCAATAAGCGGTTTTTTTAAGGGATTATGGGAATCTGTTTCCGGTTTTTTCTCTTCTTTATGGAAAGATATATCCGGTGTATGGAAAACAGTTTCTGGATGGTTCAATACTAATGTTATAACTCCTATTGTTTCATTTTTCCAAGGATTTTCGAAAAGAGTTGGTCAAATCTTTCAAGGATTGTGGATCATTGTCAAGGCTGTATGGATTGTTGTTTCTGATTGGTTTAAATCAAAGGTAATAGAGCCAATAAAGAAGAATTTTGAATTATTGAAATCGGCAGTATCAACCGCATTCAAGGTTCTATGGACAACTGTGAAATCTGTATGGGCGGTGGTTTCCGGTTGGTTTAAGGAGCATGTTACAACACCTATCAAGAATGCTTTTAGCTCAGCAAAAGAATCTATTCAGAAAGCTTTTAGCGCGGCAAAGACAGCGGTAACCGGTGCGTGGAATAGTGTTTCTAGTTGGTTTAAAGAACATGTAACCACCCCGATAAAAAATGCTTTCTCGAAGATGAAAGAAAGTGTAGCTGAAATATTCAGCAAATTATGGAATAGCGTGAAAAGTGGTGTTGCCGGGGCAATGAACACCGTAATTTCAAGAATTGAAACAGCAATAAATTCATTGATCGGTGGAGTGAATACCGTTTTGAGAGGGTTCAACAGTGTTGTTTCTGCGGCGGCTAAAGTAGCAAAGGTAAAGTGGAGCGGAGTCGATCTTGTGCCGAAAGTGAGCCTACCTAAAGTAAAGGCTTATGCAACGGGCGGTTTTATGGATAAATATAGCATAGCAACAGTTGGAGAAAATGGACTTCCGGAAATTATGGGAACAGTCGGAGGTAAGCCAGCGGTCGCAGGAAGCCAAGAAATTACCGGAATCAAAGATGCTATCAATTCAACATCTGCGCAAGAGGTTTCCTTACTGCGACAACAAAATCAGTTATTACAAGCTATTTTACAGAAAAATTTCGGAATTACTACAAACGACATAGGAAAAGCTGCAAGGGATTATGGTAGAGAACATTACAATCGAACCGGAGACAATGTATATGTTTTTTAGTGACTTCTATAATAGAACGTGATATAATTCTAAATAAATCATATCACAAGAAAGGAGTCATTATGAGAAACACAAAAAAATTATTAGTAGCGATGGGATTGGCATTTGCCGTTTTGATTTCGGCTATGCCAATCCAAAATGCAGATGGGGAACAGATTGTTGCACAGGCGGCAACTATCAAATTAAGCAGAAAGACTCTTAATTTAAAAATTGGAGAATCCGCAACATTAAAGATAAGCGGAATGAGGAAAACTGCTAAATGGAGTAGTGGCAATAAATATGTTGCTTCTGTAAACAAGTCTGGAAAAGTTCTGGCGGTTGGAGAAGGAACAACGTACGTAAAAGCAAAAATTGCAAAGAAAACGCTTTCTTGCAAAGTTACCGTCACTTCTTCCTTTAATGCGAACAAGGTAAAGAAAAACATCTCAATTGAATACCAAGATAGTGGTCATGGAGTTGTTGCTATCTTGAAAAACAACAACAAGGTAAATGTTGATCTGGACGCAAAACTTGTATACTACAAAAACGGTAAAATGCTGGATAGCAAAAGCGATTGTAACAGAGCTTTTGAATCCGGTAAGGAATGTGTTCTTTATTTTGACGCACCGAGCGACTCTGATTATAACGATGTTTCTTATGATAACTATAAAATGTCGTTGAGTGTTGATGAAGCAACAAATGCTGTTTGTGATGTTCGCAATATAATGGTTCAATCGGACATTGGAGCAGATAATGTTACGGTTGAAGCTACAAACGATTCCGGAAAAGATTTTTCATTTGTGAAAATTTCTTGCGTAATGTATGATGCATCTGGCAACTTGATCAAATATGATTATCATTATGCAGAATGTGAAAAGAATGGAGATACAGATTATTTCTCGTTTAGTTTTCCGTACGATTCAAATTACGATACGATCTATCCGAGCAGCTATAAGATATATGTTGATGAAGCATATACATATACTTGGTTACAGTAAAAATTGAAAGATAAATGATACTTAAGCCGTGGAAACACGGCTTATTTTAATTCAAAAGCGGATTGACACAAAATCAAAAATAGTCTATCCTTATTACTAAGGAAACAACTTTATCCGTGAAGATGCGGATTACTTACTTGAACGCCATACTGTACGAAAGAGGAAACCAATGTGATTTCACAAGCGGTTTCCTCTTTTTTATTCAGATAAAAATGTATGGAGGTAGACACGAATGAAAAAATCACAACTTATGCTTAAGATTCAAAACGGCATTGAGGTATTTGAGAATCCAATATTCGGACAGATCAGAATGGTCATGGTCGATGATGAACCTATGTTTTGCCTTATTGATGTTTGCAGGGCATTGGAAATGTCAAACAGCCGTATTGTTGCTGATAGACTAGACGAGGATGAACGACGTAAGTTAAACTTACCCCGTCAAGGAGAAACTTGGTTTGTTACTGAATCCGGCTTATATGCGGTTATTCTTCGGAGTGACAAACCGAACGCAAAGAAGTTTCGCAAGTGGGTAACATCCGAGGTTCTTCCTACAATCCGTAAAACAGGTGGGTATGTCAATAATGATGAATTATTTATTTCTACTTACCTGCCGTATGCAGATGAAAACACTAAGCTGATATTTTCACAGACATTAAAAACTGTTAGAGAGCAGAAAGAAACCATTAAAAGGCAGCAGAAAGAAATCATCCATAAAGAAGATGTTATTATCGGACTCGTTGATGATATTGACTTGGCAACTAAGAGACAGCGGATAACGCAGATTGTCCGTTTCGGTGCCGATGGAAAGTATCAAGAACGCTATTCATTGCTTTATGGAGAATTTGAAAGGAAATATCACTGCAACCTTAAATCAAGGATGGAAGGGTGCGCACTCAAGCCCAAAGTAAGAAACAAGATGGATTATATCGACAGGGAAATGGGAATGATTCCGCAGTTGTACGAAATCGCTTGCAAACTTTTTGAAAACGATGTAGAAAAGCTGAAATCTGAATGGGAATCAGTAGTAGCTTAAAATTTAATCAAATGGATAGCATCTACCAAAAGGTAGGTGCTATTTTTATACCCATTTTTAGGAGGTAAACGATGGGATATGGCGGATATTTAGTAAAGTTTGGGAATTATACCATACCGAACAATTTAATAAAGCAGGACACGTTTAGTTCCTATGTAAATATGCAGGACAAAGACCCTTGGACGGATGAAAACGGATATGAGCATCGTGATGCCGTGGAACTGAAAGCCTTAAAGGTTGAGTTTGAAACCAAAGCCATGCTGACCGAAAAGCAGTTTGATGATTTTTGGAAGAATATTGAAAAGAACTATACCAAGGCAAAGGAGCGCGGCGGCTATATCACGGCATACGTGCCGGAGAAACGCGGATATGTGACACAGTACGGATATATCGCTGATATTCAGCCTACGTTCTATTCTGTGGCACATGGGAAGATTAAGTACGACGCAATCAAATTTTCGTTTGTAGGTGGTGTATATGATAAATAGTAGTTTGAAAGAAAAGTATTGGGATTCAGCGACAGACAAGCAGATGGTCATATCTGTTGTTGGAACAAACCAGAAGATAGACAATTCGATGCTTGAAATCGGCACGTTTTCGCTTGAAGAAAGTCTTTGTTCGGAATCTGAATTAAAGTTTGGAGCGTGCGAAGCGAATTGTGTAAAATTCACGGCACGAAACACCGCAGGAAACATTATTGGAAAAACAATTTCTATCGAAGAAACGATTGGCGGAGATAGCCAAAATCCGATGCCATACGGAGTTTTTAAGGTTGCATCCGATGTTCCTACGGCTGACCGAACAAAACGGCAGATTACGGCATATGACGCTATGTATGACATTATCAATACAGATGTAAAGTCTTGGTATGCAGGACTTAGCTTTCCAATGACACTTAAGCAGTTTCGTGATAGCTTCTTTGCACATCTTGGAATTGCGCAAGTCGAAACGAGCCTTGTCAATGATTCCATGACGGTCAATAAGACGATTGTAGCCACACAGACGGACGATTCAAGTGCAGTCACAGAAGAATCCGCTATCAGCGGAAAAACCGTTGTAACGGCAATATGCGAGATTAACGGATGCTTTGGAAACATCAACCGGAATGGCAAGTTTGAGTATGTCTTTCTGAAAAAAATCGTAAGCGCACTTTATCCGGCAGAAGATTTATTTCCGGCAGACAATTTATTTCCGTCTGATGCAAATACAGAGTCTATGACCGGACACTATATCACGTTCGATTATGAGGATTTCCAAAGCAAGGAAATCACACAGCTAGAAATCAAGACAAGCGAAGATAACGCTGGTGCTATTGTTGGAACTGCCGGAAACAACTATTCGATTACAGGAAATTTTCTTGTATCAGACAAGACCGGAGCGGAACTTGAACAGATTGCAAATAACCTGTTGCCGATTATGAAACAGGCGGTATACACACCGATTAAAAGTTGCACTTGTGTCGGAAATCCATGCTTGACACTTGGGGAACCAATCCGGTTCAATACCACAAGAGAAATTGTTGAAACGTATCTATTGCAACGCACCCTAACCGGAGTACAAAGCAAGAGAGATTCAATCTCGGCACAGGGTACGCAGACGCACTCTGCAAAGGTTAATTCTATCAGAGATACGATTGAAAGCGTGGAAAGACGTACCGGAAAGTTAGAACGAAATGCAGACCATCTTCAATCCACATACGAGGATTTAGAGAAACAGACAAGCTCTAAGTTTGAGCAGACCGCAGAAAGCATTTCCGCAGAAGTCAATCGCGCGCAAAAGGCAGAGGGTGCATTGGACGCGTCCTTGGAATTAAAGTTAGGCAGAGATGAGAACGATCAAGTTATTTCGATGATCAATGCAAGCGCTGACCAGATTATGCTTCGTGGAAACAGGCTCATAATTGAAAGTAATAACTTCCAGCTTGACGGGAATGGACGAGTGTCAATTATTGATTCTCTGAATTTTATTGCAACGTCTCTTGGCGATGACATTGTAATTATTGGACTCGATGCAAGAGGAAGGCCAATGCTGCAAAACATACGCATTGACCTAAACTCTGTAACAGATCAAAATGGGGAAGCCATAGGGGATCATGCAAGTACGGCTGATCATGCGACAACCGCAGACTCTGCAACAACTGCAGAAAGTGCAAGGCAGTGTATAATGGCATCAACCGCGCATTATTTGCAAGGTATTGGACTATCCGATTATGTACGAATTTCAGACAACGGAAATTTAATCCCAAGTTCTAGTTCTGTGTACTGTGGAACTAACCCCAATCCATTTGCCGGAGGGTATTCTTCCGGTGGTTGGAAAACAACGTCTGATGGCAGAAAGAAAAAGGATTTTCGAAAACTGTTAGAGGATGATCGGTTTGAGAGATTTTTTGAGTTGCTGCAACCGATGGAATATCGGCTCATAGAAAATGATGAGAAAATGCACATAGGATTTGTTGCACAGGATGTTGAACAGGCAATGACGGATTGTGGAATATCTGAAAATGAGTTTTACGGACTGGAACATGCGGTATTCTCCGAAAAAGATTTTGAATCTAATGAGGAGTGGGAAAAATTCTTAGAGCAGAATGGTGGCGAAAATGATATGTATACATTGTGCTACCAAGAGTTTATCGCTTTAAATACTGCCATGATACAGAAACTGCAGAACAGGTGTAACGATTTTGAACGCAGACTATCCGCACTAGAAAGGAAGTGATCAGATGGCATATCAGAAAATCTATAGCCGCGAACATTGGGAGAATTTTCCAAGTGAAAAGACCGCAATCAATCGAAATAGGCTGAACAACATAGAGGGCGGCATTGATGCAATCGACGATCGCGTGTGCGCACTCGACACCACGAAAGTTGACTTGACCAAAGCTAACGAACTTGTAAAGGAAATCCTTTGGGATGAATCCAACGGTACGCTGACTGTGGTAAAGATGAATGGTTCCAAGGCTATGATTGATACCAAGCTGGAAAAACTGGCGGTAAACTTTGCTTATGATTCGCAGAAACAGCAGCTGATTATCACGTTGGATGATGGCACAACGCAGAATGTGGACTTATCATCTCTGATTACAGAGTATGAATTTCTCGATTCTGATACAATCGCATTTGCAATCGGCAGTGACGGTAAGGTGTCCGCAATCGTGAAAGAGGGAAGTATCCAAGAAAAGCATCTGCGCCCGGATTATCTTGCAGACATTAAGGTTGAATCTGCAAAGGCTGTAGCATCTGCCAAAAGTGCAGGAGAATCCGAAACCAACGCGGCAAAATCTGCTACAGACGCCAAGGACAGCGCAGATCGGGCGCAGGGAATCGAAAGCGAGATTAACAAAAAACTCAAAATGGCAGAGTTTGATGTGAATGAGGATGGGGAGTTGGTTTATACGGACAATTCGGCATATAACTTTGTCGTTGACAATGACGGAAATTTAAATTGGGAGGTGGCTTAGAATGGCTATAGCAGGAAGAGTGGCAATTGTGCCAAAGGATGTCTATGACGCATCCTTGCCTTACAAGCGGTTAGATGCAGTAATGCATAACAACACGCTTTACATTGCGAAAAAGAATGTTCCGGCAGGGAAAACACCGGGAGCAGATACGAAAGACTATTGGATGAGCGGACCATCTGCAGGAGCAAGCGCGCCAGCGACAACCACATCTAACGGTCTAATGTCCGCAACCGACAAAAAAGCAATTGAGGTTTTGAAAAAACCGCTGGCTACTTGCGCGACAGGTCGAGCTGCGGCGGCTAAAGTTGCAACATTGGCAAACTTTGTATTACAAGTCGGTACGAGCATTGCAGTTAAATTTACGGATACGGCGGGCACAGCAAATCCAACAACCGGGAACCTTACACTTAATGTAAATGGCACCGGGGCGAAAACCATAGGATATGTTCGGAACGGGAATAAGGCGGCTATTTCTTATGCAAGCGGAAATTTCTTCTATAATAATGCGACCCATATATTTACTTATGATGGTACATTTTGGTTGTGCATGGACTGGAACGCTGATAACAATACAACATATTCCAATTTTGTAAAATCAGGTGCTGGTGCGAAAGCCGGTCTAGTTCCTGCACCATCGACTACGGCAGGAACGAGTAAATATCTAAGAGAAGATGGCACATGGCAAACACCACCGGACACGAAAACAAGTGTAGTGAATAATCAGACAACCACGGTTGCCGGATATGCATTAGATGCACGGCAGGCAAACCCGAATATTGATGGATCACTTGCAAAGCAGATAAGTGATTTAAACGGCAGTTTAAATAAGGCTGATGAAAATGCTCTTGGTAACTGGATGGTTGGGTATTCTGTTTTGGGTGCAGGCTTTGTCATCCCAATTCCATTAATCAACAATATTAGTTTGAGCAATAAAAAAGTTAAAATTTTTACAACAAGTGGCTGGCAGGAATGCACTTCACAACCGGATTCTGTCTCAAAATTTGGGTCTGGCTATAATGTTATTTATAATAAAGGGCTTCCGGAAAACTTGGAAATTGGCAAAGCATTTTTGTGTCAATTTATTAGTCGTTCATGATATAGACAACTGGAAGCAATTCGAGACAAGCGGTTTTAGTTGGGTGTAGGTGAATCATGATTTAATGTATAATCCAAAAAAATACATTACACAACTTGGTGTTCCTTGCTCAGAGTACATTTCAACATTACCAGACTGAGTATTTAATATGTAATTGCGAGGCATATAATCAAAATACTTATTACCGTTTGTCCATGAAATATTGGTAAATCCAACAAGAAATTTGTAACCATCAACATCAGGAAAACTATATCCATATTGATACATCTGTTGGAAATCAGATATTTGTATCCATGAAGTAGTTGTACCAGACGTTCCAAAATATCCATGCCTAACCGTTATATAATTCTCTAAACTGCCGTTTAAATAAGTTTAGTAACCCATAAATTTACACATAGAAAGGAATAAAAATATGGACAAAATAATTTTGAAAAACAAAACAGAGTTCGAGGTTGCTGAAGGTGCAAGCCTTGGAAACATCCAGATCAAAGCCGAGAACTTCGAAGCCATTAAAACGATCACGGATGCTTTTACTGCATACAACATGCAGGAAGTTACATTTACACATAATGGCGAAACATCCGGCAAGTACACAGATCTGAAATCCGATGGGTTTACATACGCACCGAATACGGACGAGGCAGGTAAGGAAGATGGAACCTACACGGTTACTATCAGGCTGCGGACAAAGACGGAAATGGAAAAGGCAATTGATGAGCTTAAAGCCGGACATGAGGCAAATGCAGAAGCAATCCAAGAACTGGCAAGCATTGCAACAGAAAGTGAGGTGTAGGATATGGTTAAGTTTTATGTGCGTAGAATCTTGGTAGACAAGAAAATGACAATTGATGAAGTGCCGATGCGTTGGCGCGCAAAAGTGCAAGAAGAGATTGAGAAACAGCTCTCCGCTTCTCTGCAATGACATTTTCTGTCGAAACTTGCGACCGAAAAATGTTGAAATCATGCATATTACAGTGATACTATGGACTTGTCCGAAAGGACACTTCAAGTTCTGGCATGGGTGGGGCTTGGCATGGCTCCGCCCATAATTAGGGATTGACTATACAGAACGTATGTTCTACAATAATTGTCGAGGTTAGTTATCATTTGAATCGAAAGGGTGGGAGCAATGGATAACAACGAAAACGAGTATTACAAAAGCAAAATCATTGAATTGATTGAAAAATGCGACAATACTAGATGGCTTCGAGCCATATACGTATTTGTAAAAGAACTGTTAAAATAAGAAGAAAGCCAAGGGTTTGCGCATTGCCCTTGGCTTATTTTTATTTCTTCTTTGAAATCATATCAACAAAATCTTCTAGTTTATCCCAGCCATCTTTATCTAGCTGCGCTAGCGCAGAAATCAATTTCTTTTTAAAATTTCCGTCTTCTGATTTCATAACATTTGCAAGCATTTTTGAAATTTGCTCATCTTTTGTTTCCGGCATAAACATTTCTCCGTTTCCGGTGCGAAGCCAATCTTCATTAACGTTGCATTTCTCACATACAAGTTTAATAAATGCATCTGATGGATTTCTTCTTCCGGATTCATAGCTAGAAATGTTTTCTTTTGATATTTCCAAGTAATTTGCAAATGTTTCCTGAGTTTTCCCATTAGGATTGCTTTTTCTTATCTCCTTTAGGCGCTCCTTCATATTAACACCTCCTTTCAACTTGATTATACAAGTCACAATCGCAAATGTCAACGACAAAAATTGTACAATGTACAAAAATAACTATTGACAAAGATTGTACGGAGTACTATTATAAGAATGTACAAAGTACAAAGAAAGGGGTGATAAAGGGTGGAAGAAAAAAGATACCGTCTTTTAGACGAAGAAGGAAAAGTCGCAATCGTAAAGAAAGACAAGGATAGATATATCGGTCTTGATGAATTAGCGCAGCACATAGCAATGAATATCGTTGATGATTACCAAAGTATTTTGGACGGCGATAAGAAAATTGAAGATACAAACATTGAATTATCTGTCAAAGTTCTTACCGCCATTTTTCCGGTCATTAAAACATGTTAGAAATGTTTTATGTTACGGAATGGGTTTTCTGCCACCTCTACGCTGGATAATTGATTTTCTTCTTTGGGTAGAGATTCTTTGATTTCTTCACGGTATTGGTCGTACTTGGTTTTGAAATCATTGAAAGAATCATTGCATCCACAGATTTTAGCGATAGCGTAGGCAGATACATATTCATTGTTCAAAAATTCACCTCCCTTATTTGATGATAATGGAATTATACCACAGAAAGGAGTGAAAATATGGATAATTTAGTACACATTGGAAATGCAGACATTTCCATCAAAGAGTACAAAGGGGAAAGAGTGGTCACGTTTAAGGACATTGACATGGTACATGAAAGACCAGACGGAACAGCGAGAAAAATATTTAACGACAATAAGAAACACTTTATTTTAGGAGAAGATTGCTTCGTCCGAAATTCGGATGAAGCCAAGGGGGAATTTGGTGTAACCGCTCCGAACGGAATGTATCTTTTTACCGAGCAGGGTTATCTAATGTTGGTCAAGTCGTTCACGGATGATTTGGCATGGGAAGTACAAAAGAAATTAGTTTCTTCCTATTTTAATGTATATTTTCGGATGCTACTTGAACATTGTAGCAGAGTACGAAATCAGATATTGCGCATGAAAGGAAGTGATTGTATGAGCGAAAAGGAAAAGCGCATTGTTGAAAAACTTCGTGATGCCATTCCGAATATGACAGATTTTCAGAAAGGATATGTTCTTGGAATGGTAGAGAGTTCTGCTTCGAAACATAGTGAGCAGGGAGAAGAACGCGATAAAGGGAGAGAGCATGAATGAAAAAAGTAATTCAATTCATCATAGGCGCGGTTGCAATGGAGTATTCCTTAGTTGCCGCGTGTTATATGGATGGTGAGGGCGCGGTCGGGAATATGTCGGCTATTAAATTTGTAGCCGGGGCAGTAATTGCGGCAATCATGTATTATTGGTCGGAAGTAGACAGAAAGAGAGCCGAACTTGACAAGCGAATTAAGAGAAAACGCAGAATGAGAGAGGATGCATGGTAGGCGTTGTGTATATAAGTGGCACGAGATGTTCCACGAAAGAAAAACGTATGCTTGCTGAACTTTTGGCAGGGAAACGAAAGAAACAGGATGATAAAGAAAATTTTGAAAATATTCTCGTAAGAGAAATGGAAAGGAGAAGCAATGGAGAACAGAGTAACATTGATCGGTGATGTTGTATCAGCACCAAGGGAAAGCCATAAATCAAACGGTAAGATTTTTTATAAATTTTTCATCGGAGTTGAAAGAAGAAGTGGGGTTGCAGATATACTTCCGGTACTGTTTGATGAAGAAATCAGCGATACAGGAATCAGCGGAACGGTATGCGTCAATGGGAAGATAATTACCCGGCACGTAAAAACAGGGTCTGGAAAAGCCATTCTTATGTATGTTATGGCTGATACAATCACAAAACCAGAGGATGATAGCCCTTTGAATGAAGTAAGCCTTGATGGAATTATCGAGGAAAAGCAACTTAGAGAAACACCACTTGGTCGTAAAATCTGTGATGTGAAACTCAAAAACGTAAGAGAGAATGGAAAAGAGGATTTGATTACCTGCATTGCATGGGGAAATGGTGCGGAGTATGCGGACTCACTTGCTTTAGGAGATAGGGTAAGCACATACGGAAGATTACAGAGCCGGAGATATAAGAAAACGTGTAAAGATGGTCGCGTTGTGGAAAAAGTTGCATATGAGTTATCAATAAAAGGAATCGTGGTGGTGTAGAATAATGCGAATGATTTTGAAATCGTTACATATGGAGAATTTCAAAGGTATTAAGAGCCTTGATGTGAATTTCTCAAATAAGACAAGTATTAAAGGACAGAATGCAGTAGGAAAGACAACGATCTTTGATGCATTTACATGGTTGCTTTTCAACAAGAACAGTGCAGGCGAGGAAAAATTCAATGTCAGACCATTGGATAAGGATGGACACCGCATTGATAACGTGGAAATCGAGGTTATTGGCGTTATTGAAGTTGATGGCAAAGAAGTGGAACTTTCCAAGGTTCAGAAGCAGAATTGGGTTAAGAAGCGTGGAACCGACACCGTTACTTTGCAAGGCAATGTCAATTCATTTGAGATTGACGGATATCCAAAGAGTGAAGCTGAATTTAAGGCTTATGTTTCCGGTCTGGCGCAGAGCGAGGAAATGTTCAAAATGCTGACCAATCCGCAGTATTTCTCTTCTTTGAAATGGAAAGATCAGCGCGATATTCTGATGAAACTTGTTGCTGAGGTTTCCGATGTGGAACTGGCACAGACCGATGCCAAGTATGCACCGCTGATTGATGAATTGGAGAAAGCGCCATCTACAGATGATATTCGCGCCAAGTTTTCCAAAGCGTTATCCGAATGGAAGAAGAAACAGGCTGAAATTCCGGTTCGTATTGACGAAGCCGAGAAATCCAAGGTTGATGTAGATGTGGCAGAGCAGGAGTTGTTAAAAGCCGATTTAGAGAGAAAGATTGAAGCACTTGAAGATTTAATGGGGAAATCTGATGTGCGGATTGATGAAATGCGCAGCGAAGAAATGAATTGTCAGTTTGAAATGTCAGCTATCGCGCAGACCATGAATAACGAGCTTTCAAGCAAGAAACGTGAGATTGAAAAACACAAATACGAACATGAGGAAAAGTTGGAAGATATTCGATTCTCTATCGAAAATGCGCAGAACTCTGTTGATAGCAATAAAAGAACAATTTCTGAACAGACTCTTAAGAAAGCTGAACTTGCGAAAAAGTATAAAGAGGAAAAGGAAAAGAAGTTTGACGATTCAAAGTGGGTATTTGACGAATCTACAACGGTTTGTTCGTTATGCGGACAAAGATTGCCGGAAGATAAAATAGAGTCTTTAAGAGCCGATTTTTCGCAGAGAAAAGCAGATGCAATCGAAGTATTTAATGAAGAACACGCGAAAACGCTTGCCATGATTGTTGATTATGGAAATGCGTGCGCTGAAATGATTAAGGAGCTGACCGAGAACAATAAGGAATTAGAGAACAAAATCAACACATTGAAACTGCGTGAAGCGGAAGAAATTGACATTATCAAAGGATTTGATGAACAGATTTCTAAGCTTCCGTCTTGCGCTGATTATACGCAGAACACAGAATATGCCAAGTTAAAGGATAGACAGGATGAATTGCTTGCTGATATTGCAGAGTTAGAATCCAAGGGCGCAGATAAGGTTGTTGAGGACGCAAAAGCAGATAAAGCAAAATTAAAGAGCCAGCTTGACGAAGTAAATAAGATTATCGCACAGGCGGCTAACAACGTTATGATTGATGATCGCATCGAAACGCTTAGAGACGAACAGAAAGAAATCGGGCAGAAAGTTGCAGATCAGGAACAGATGCTTTACCTCTTGGAAGAGTTCATTCGTTTCAAGCTGAATAAGGTTTCTGAATCTATCAATAGCCATTTTAAGACAGTTAATTTCAAACTCTTCGAAACGCAATTAAATGGCGGTATGAAAGATTGTTGTGAGTGTACCGTGAATGGAGTCGGATATTCAGATTTGAATAATGGTCACAAGATTTTAGCCGGACTTGATATTATCCGCTCATTAAGCGAGTTATACGGTGTGAGCGTGCCGATTTTTGTTGATAACGCAGAATCGCTGAATGAGTTCAATGTGCCGGATATGGATGCACAGCTAATTCTTTTGAGCGTTTCAGAGGACAAGCAGTTGAAAGTGGAGGGCGTGTAGAATGAAAATTAGAGTTTCTGCAGACGGAATGAGCATTTCTGTTGATGTCGGGGATAAAGCAGTTGAACTTTTCTCTAAGATTACAAGCATGTTGGTAGACTATCTTCATTTTGATTCCGCGAAAGAAATTGAGATTGAGAAACCAAAGTTAGAGCTTGATTCGCTTCCAAAAATTCCGAATGCTGTAGTTCCGAGTAACATACCGGCACAACATAAAGAACCTGTTGAAGAGACTTATCACGGATTGACATATAAAGGATTCATCTATTGGAAATGTAAGAAATGCGGAGCGATAAGAGGTTTCTGCTTGAAGAAAGAGAGCAAAGGCATCCATTGCATGAATTGCGGAGATGATTCACTTTTTGGCGAACCATTGAAACCGATTTATGCAGATTGTGAGTGCGGACAGCGTTTCAAGTACATGACGAATATGGATGAGGAAATGTTTGATATGGATTGCATTGATTGTGGTGCACCAATTCCTATTAAATGGAACGACCATGATAAATGCTATCAGACCATCAAAAATTAGAAAGCGAGGTATCAGAATGTCAAGAGTTGGCACAAAGAACAACATCACACAGCCTGATGCGCGTTGCATGTCGTGCAAGCGTTGGAAGAGCGCAAGTAAAGGGTTCTGGGGAAGAGCCGGACATTGTTCTCTTCCGTATTGCGAGAAAGATATGAGAAATAAAGGAAAGAGAGGTTACAGATAAATGCAGTATATCAAAGCAAAATTCCCAAACAGCACAAGAAGCTATGTGTATCGCACCGAGGATTCTGTGAAAGCTGGTGACACGGTTGTAAATGCCAAAGGCGCAAAGTTGACGGTTACGGATGAATCGGTTGATATTGCATGGGTGGAAACCTATGGTGCTGATAAGATGGCAGTTGTGAGGAAATATGAAGAACCGGTAAATGCCGGAGAAAGTGAGGAATAGATATGATTAAATCAGATTTTGGAACAATAGAAAAAGACGCGTGGCAGAAGCTCTTCAAGCTTTTTTAAGTGGAATGGAGGATAAATAATTATGGCAGAAAATACGGCAGTATCTACGCAGGGAAAACAGGAAATGAATACACAACTTTCCTATTATACGAACCAGTACATAGGGCTTATGGAACGTGACTTTGCAGAGCATGGGCTTGTGCTTAATGATTATTCTAAGCAGTGCGTCATGGCATCTATGAGCGCTATTTACAACCTTGTTACATCTAGCAAAGCCGCTATGAGTAACTTGAATGGATCTAATTTGAGACAGGTTATCGGACAGGTATCAAGCCTTCAACTTAATGCCAATGCAGTGCCGAGGGAGTGCTACTTCCAGTTGAGAAGCAGACAGGATGCAAATGGAAATTGGTACAAGGAAGTAGAAATGGGGATCGAAGGAGACGGAAATGATGCACTTCTTCGAAACTTTGGTGTTGATGTTAAAAAGGTATATCCGGTATGGCTTGTGAAAGAAGGTGACGATTTTACATATCCAAAGCATAAAGGAATTGAAGTTACACCGCCGGAATGGGAAGAAAAAGGACTTTCGCAGAAAGTTATCCGTGTTGTTTACCCGGTGGAAATGAAAGATGGGAAAGTTGAATATATGATAGCAGAGCGTGAAAGCGTAAAAGGAAACCTTTTTGCTCATGTTCGCAATAATCTTCTGAATGAGACTTTCGGACTTGTAAAAGGCGGCAAAAAGACACGCTATGATGCAACAGACGCTGAAAAGAAAGCTATTGCCGAAAAGAAAGGCGAAATCTTGAAAGCACTTTTAGACTGTAAGACTATTGAAGATATGCTTTCGTGTGAAGTCGCAAGACCATACATGAGTGCCGCATGGCTTGATACATCTGAATCAATGATCGTTCGAAAGATGCGCAATAATGCAATCAAGAAGCATCCAAAAGACCTTAATGCTATTGCAAAACAGTCTCTTATGCAGATGGATGAAACTTATCAGCAGACGCAGGAAGAAATTGCCGAAAATGCCAATTCAGAGCCGTTTGTTGTAGCTGAATCCGAAGCGACCGACGGTGCAGCAGTTGAGCCGGAGAAAGCTGTTGAGAATGACGAGAATGTACCGGACTTTATGAAAGATTAGGGAGGTTGCCATGAGAGTTATATCACAGGACGGAGAACTTGATATTCCGTATGAGCAAGTAGTTATTCAGAGGTTTAATGGAGAAATCTATTTTTTGAACAAGAACCTTACAGGGATAGATGATCTTGTCAGTGACATTGTTATTGCCAAATACTCCACCGAAGAAAAAGCAAAGAAAGCCATGGAAGAATTGAGATATACCTATATGTGTCACAGCCTTGTAAAGATGGGGCAGACACCGCCAGATGGAATTGACGAAAATATTGACGAAAAACTCACTATGGGTTTGAGCGGAGTATTTCACTTTCCGGCAGAGGAAGAATTGGAGTAGGGTATGGGAAAACATACAATGTCAGACTTATATCAGATGCAGTCACTTCCGCTTTCTGCAAAAATAAGCATGACTGCACGTAGAATAAATGAATGGGTAAACGAATTTGGTGAAGATGGAGTATATCTGTCATTTAGCGGTGGCAAGGATAGCACGGTTTTGGCACACATAATCAGAGAAGTTTGCGGATATAAAAATATTCCTTTTGTGTTTGTAGATGTTCCAACACAATATCCAGAGTTAAAGGAGTTTGCCAAGACTTTTGATAACCTTGTGATTTTGAAGCCAAAGATTTCATTTGCACAGGTTTGCGAAAAGTATGGATTTCCGATGATTAGTAAGGAAGTGTCAAATTGCGTAAGCGGTGCGAGAAAATATGTTAAATACCTTGACAGTCAAAAATCTAACAACACAATCTTAACAGACAGACAGACAGACAGACAGACAGACAGACAGACAGACAGACAGACAGACAGACGGTTCCGTATGCTTGCTATATGGCAGACCTGTTAGGAATAGACAGGAGAATAAACAAGCAAAACGGACAGTACAAGAGTTTGCAGATGGGGGTTATCCCTAGCGGTTCAGAATATAGGTTACACAGACTGAATGGAGAACTGACAGATAGTAAAGGCAATTATAGTCAGTTTAATCAAGAAAAATATAAATTCTTTCTTGATGCACCATTTGAAATAAGCGACTTATGTTGTGACATTATGAAGAAAAAGCCTGCGCACGATTACGAAAAGAAAACAGGCAGAAAGCCTATTATAGCGACTATGGCAAGCGAAAGTGTTATGCGTACGCAGAAATGGTTGCAGGATGGCTGTAATGCTTTTAATGTTAAAAGACCACATAGCAACCCTATGAGCTTTTGGACTGATCAGGATGTGTTACTTTATATCAAAGAGAATGCGAAACGCATGATTGAAGTCAGAATGAGCGATGATAAGATGTTTTACGGAAATAGGATTGTATACAAGAAAACAGGAGCGAGTGTCGAAAATACCGAATTTTATTTTCCAATATGTTCTGTTTATGGTGATGTGGTCACAGATTATGAAGCTATGGGGCAATGTGAGAATCAGATGTCGTTTGCGGATTTTGGGATTTTTGACAAAGAAAGACCATTGCTGAAAACAACAGGATGCCAAAGAACAGGTTGTGTACTGTGCGGATTCGGATGTCACTTAGAGAAAGAAAGCAGATTTTTAAGGCTGAAAGAAACACACCCTAAATTTCATAATCTGCTATATATCTTGAAAAATAATGGCGTGACATACGCAGAAGCTATTGACTGGGTAAACGAACACGGAAATATGAATATTAAGTATTAAGAAAGTGAGGTGGTTTAAATGCTTATGCGTTGTTGCGGTTCATCATCGGCAGGCAACAGTTACGCTTTAATCAGCAGCAGTGGCGAAATCCTTGCCATTGAAGCAGGATGCAAATTTCTTGATTTTAAGAAAATGATTGATTGGAAAATAGCAAATGTTTCCGGTTGCATTGTGAGCCACGAACACGGAGACCATGCGCGATACATAAAAGATTTCATGAAATCCGGCATTCCGGCTTATACTGCATTTGAAACACAGACCGCACTTGAAACCATTACAGGAGAGCGTACAATAGCCATTCCGCCGCGCAGACCACGACAAATCGGCAGTTTTACGGTTACCCCCTTCAATGTACCGCATGATACAGAAATAGAGTGCTACGGCTATTTAATTGAGCATGAGGAAATGGGTAAGCTGCTATTCCTAACCGACTTGGAATATTGCAAGTATGACTTTTCCAGTATGAAAGTTGAGCATATCATGGTTGAAGCCAATTATAGCATGGACTTGGTAGACCGGAATGAGCCTAACTACGAACACAGATTAAGAGGCCATATGAGCCTTGATACGGCACTTAAATTTATTCAGACGAACGACAACCCAGCTTTACGGAATGTCGTATTAATACACTTATCGGACACAAGCGGAGATCCCGCGTTATTCCTACAACGAACGAAAGAAACAATTGAATATGGAGCGAATGTTTATGTTGCAGAAAAAGGGCTAGAGGTTGATATGAACCTTTGTCCGTTCTGAAAGGAGCAGATATGAAAGTATATGAGTTGATTCAAGATTTGGTGTAGTTTAAGCCAGATACAGAAGTGGAGTTCCATGTAAAAGCAAAATTCGATACCGATGTTGAAGCGGAATTTGACAGGAACAATGAGAACGACACGCAGGAAGTAACCGTAACTGCAGAGTTCGATGAAGATGTCGATTTTTATGAAATCGACGATAACGAGGGTAGCGTATATAACCCAAGAATTACATTCAATCTTGAATATTAAAATAGGTTGCAACGCCTTGGCATTTGCCTAAAAGAAACTATCTTGTTTGGCGAATAGTTATCACAAACCTTATTGAAAGCCATGTTTTGGCGGTGCGTTTACCGCACCGCCCTTACAAAAGATTGGAGGTAAAAATTGAAAATATGTGAATACTGTATGGCTGAATTTGAGCCGAAACAACAAAATCAGAAATACTGTAGACCAGAATGTGCGAGAAGATCTGCGCAGTTTAGAAATTTTAAAAAGGCTGGAAGAATTGTGTATACAAGAATATGCCCGAAATGCGGCAGAATTTTTATGACGATAGATGAAAACAAGTTTAATTGCCAAGACTGCATTAGCATTGACGTTAAAGAACGCTTGATAAAGCCAAAGAAAAAGGATGATGCAATCAAGGCTGTGAACCACATGGCACGCGCTTCCGGCATGAGCTATGGAAAGTTTGTGGCTCAAATGAGCATGGAACCATTGGAGAGGAAGTGAATGAGTTGGATTATAAGAAATTCAAACAGGCGAAAGCCATCGAAGCTAAAAACAAGCAGAAATGGCTTGCATTGAATCCAAGGCTTGATGAATCAAGCGGAATTTATATTCTGACAAGACAGGATGAAAACGGATTTAGATATGCCTATGTGGGGCAGGCAAAGCATATTTTAACCAGATTGTCGCAACACCTTTCAGGGTATCAGCACATAGACCTTAGCTTGAAGTCTCACGGACTGCATTCAGATGATAATCCATATGGATGGAATGCAAAATCGGTACATTGCCCGATAGATAAACTTGATGAGCGTGAGCAGTATTATATCAAATTTTGTGCAAATAATGGCTATCAGCTTCGGAATAAGACGAGTGGGTCGCAGGGCGAGGGTAAAGCCAAGATTGATGATTACCGTCCGGCAAAAGGCTATTATGACGGCATTAAGCAAGGCAAAAAGAGTCTTGCCAAGGAATTATCGCATATCGCTGAAAAGCACCTTGAAATCCGCTTGAAGCCGGAGAAACAGGGTAACAAAGTTTCTGAAAAACAGTATGAGAAGTTTATGAATTTGCTCCATGGGGAGAATTGAGAGGTGACATTTTGATAAATAAATTAAAAGGAAAGTGTTATGCAAATTACAGCCCGGGTGGGGATGGAAATGATTCTGAATTGGTTTTAAAAATAAACGAGATTGTCGATTGCGTCAATAAACTTTTAAAAATTCATAAATTTCCAGAGGAAAAGGAAGAATTTTGTGAATGGAAATACTACAGCCTTCCAACTGGATTTTCTTTTTACAGAACAGGGTGCGGAAAACAGAAATTAGACTATTGCTCCGGGGATATCTATTGCAGTAATTGCGGGAAAAAGATCAAGCGCGTTGATTTATCGAAAGAAGGTGCGAATGATGGCAGAAGTCAAGTGGATTAAGATCACAACAGATGTTTTTGATGATGAAAAGATTCTGCTGATTGAGAGTATGCCGAGTGCGGATAGCATCATTACGATTTGGTTCAAACTTCTTATTCTTGCCGGGAAACAGAATAACAACGGAGTGTTTATGATGAGCAACAAGTTACCGTTCACGGATGAAATGCTTGCCACCATTTTCCGCAGAGATTTGAACACGGTAAGGCTTGCGCTTAAGGCCTTTGAAGAATTTGGAATGATTGAAGTTGTTGACAATGTGATAACGATTCCGAATTGGAATAAGCATCAAACACTTGACGCTTATGAGAAGAAAAAGGAACGTGACAGGCTATATCAGCAGAATCGGAGAAAGAAGCAGAAAAACCTAATTGAACAAAAATCGCCCGATAAATCGTCTGACGTCGTTGTTTCAGATAAAGAAGAAGAAAAAGAAGAAGATAAAGAGAAAGAAAATATAAAAGAAAATTCGCTGTCGACCGATTCCGGAGATTTGTTTGATTTTGACGATGCATGGAAAAAGACTTTTAGTATATACCCCAAGAAAACAGCGTACAGTACCTCTAAAACGGCTTGGATGGATAAGGTGCTAGAAGTTATCGAAGAGAACCAACCGGACATTGCACGGCTGTTATACAAAGCCACAGAAGCATATTTGAGTGACTATCAAGAAAAGAATCCAGACGATACGGATTTTCGGTACATTCCAAAATATGTTGATTGGCTGAAAAATGATTGCGACTATTGGTTGCAGATCGCAGAGAAACGAGGTGATTGCAGTTGACAGAAGCAGAATTTGGAGTGATCGGGTGCGTACTGATTGACAATGATGTATTAAATAGCATCTGGCGGACGCTGAAACCGGAAATGTTTAGTTCGGATTTCGCGCAGGACACATACAAGGAAATGCTTGCAATGTATGACCGGAATGAAAGCATTGATCCCATGTCTTTATCAATGGCACTTGAGAACCACAAATACACGCAGGAACAGATTAGTGAATTGATGAAATCCTGTATTACAGAAACAATCACTTCAACTATGGTCAAAAGTTATGCCGATGCGGTTGCGAAAGAATACAAAGTAAGAACGGTTCGTGACATGTATCAGAAATCCAGCTTAAAGCCATGTGACATTGATGATACAATCAGCGATCTTCTTACAAAACTTGAACATTTGCAAGAGGGAAAAGAAGTAAAGCTAAAGCCAATTAAGGAGATTGTTGGTGAGAATAAGGACAAGTATTTCAACGAAAGTGTTGGAGAGGGCGGTATAAAAATCGGCTTATCGCAACTTGATGATGCGCTTGGTGATCTTGAACGAGGTGATGTAACAGTAATTGCTGCAAGACCGGCAGTCGGAAAATCCGCACTTACAACGCAGATTATTGGCAATATGGCAAAGAGGGGACTTAAAGTTGCATATTTCAACTTGGAAATGAGCGATAAGCAGGTGTATGAGCGATTCATTTCAAGGCTTGCGGAAATCGGCTTAACGAGAATCAGAAGGGCAAAAGCATTTCTCGGTGATGAACAGGAAAAATTCAACCAAGCAAATGAAGAAATGAGTGATTATCAATTATGGGTTGCGTCCGGGACTGTATCTCCGAGGGAAATAAAGTCAGAATGCAGACACCAAAACTTTGACGTTATCGTTGTTGACTATCTGCAATTGCTTATGCCGGATAACAGATATTCCGGAAGAAATGAAGAAGTAGCATCAATTTCAAGAGGTTTAAAATCGGTTGCAAGAGACTTAAATACGCATGTAATAGCACTTTCGCAGATAACAAGGGCTTCCGAAAGCAGAGACACAAAAGAACCTACCATGGCAGAATTGAGGGAATCCGGAGCAATCGAACAGGATGCGTCAAACATAATTATGCTGTGGAATCTGTCAGACAATGACAAGGGAGCCAAGGGTGTAAAAATCGAAAAGAACAGACAGGGAATGACAATGCGCGAAGCAATGGAGTTTGACGGAGATCACATGAAGTTTGTTGAAATCGAAAAACCACTTGATGATGTCGTTGCGGAAATCAAAAAGAAAGAACGCGGGGACGGATTCAAGCCATACAATGGCGATTGTCCGTTTTAGAGGTAGTAGTTATGGCAAGTGCAAAGATCGAAAAGGGTTCGGAAGAATGGCAAGTATTTATGGATTATTGGCAATTCATTCAGAAATACTATTCACCGGACAACACTGATTCTTGGTGGGATGAAGTTGTAAAAGCCGGAGAATCATTGATAAACAAATACAAAGGCATGGAGATTCAAGAGCGTGCAAGACAGCTTGTATTGAGCCATTTTGCATGGTTGGAAATCACATACAGAAAGGAGAAATCAAAGAAATGAGCAATGCGTTGAGACGGAATAAAAAGCCAACATTTTACACAAAACAGGAAATGCGGATTATCGGGCGAAATGATTTTGAAAAGAGAAATGCTGATAAGGTTATAGCAAAATCATACAAAGATTTTGTCGTGATTGGGTACATAATTCTGCATGACAAATTCGGTTTCGGACAGGCAAGAATCATCCGGTTGCAGGATTTTTTGAAATTCTACCTAGATGAAGCAGCATCCGGTGGAAATACCGGAAAGGACTTGTCTGTTTATCTGAAAAGTAAATACGGAATCGACATCAAAGAGGAAGTCGGAAAAATTCCGCAAAGACAGTTAATGAACATGTATGCAAAGAAAGGTTTCTGTATCGAGCGTGAAGCATACAGGCTTTCCAGCGCATCGTTGTTTAACTATTTTGCACTGACACTTACGATTCTAAAAAAGGAGTTTAAGATAACAGCGAAACAGTTGCAGTATTTCACGGACAAATTTATTGACTACATCGACACATTGGCTAATTACAAGCAGTTCCAGTTGACGGTGCCGATGATAGCACAGAGTTTGGCGGATGAGATTAAGTTTGTATGCGATTTGGAGGTTTAATATGACGAATAAAGAAAAATATAGGAATGAGATCATAGAACTTGCGGTAAACACAGGAAAGTTAGTATTAAAAAATGGAGAGCCTGCACTTTGCAGAGAAACTAAATGTGAAGAGTGTGATTTTTATGAATCAGATTCGTGCAAAGGAAGTACGTATAATTTTCGCGAATTGCTTAATTCGGAGTATGTTGAGCCGCCTGTTGATTGGACTAAAGTTCCGGTCGATACGCCGATTTTGGTAAGAGATAGCGAAGAAGATGCGTGGAGAAAAAGACATTTTGCAAAAATCAAAAACGGAACGGTGTTTGCATGGCGCGGTAGTGCAACATCTTGGAGTGCGCGTGGAAGTAGCGATATAAGAGCTTGGAAAATGGCAAAGTTGGCAGAAAGTGAGGAATAGGATGGAGAGATTAACAGAAAGCAATCCATCATGGATAGATGATGAATTATGGGAAAGGGCTTGCGAGCCAGACTGTGAAGAAATAGACGCAGTATATCGAAAACTCAAAGATTATGAGGACTTAGAGGAACAGGGCAGACTTATCAAGTTGCCTTGCAAGGTGGGAGATACAGTATATGCAATTGGATTTAATAATAATAAACCAATTATTTATGAATCGGTTGTATTAAGCATACTGATTACTGAAAAAGAAATTGCTTTCAATGTAAAAGTTGATGAATTTGGAATCAATTCGAAGTTAAAACAATCTATGTTTGATCTGTCTCTTATACACATCTGACGCTGCCGACGAATTAGACGGTG